TGCGCCAAGTTGATTTGTGCCGGCGTCAAACGAATAACTTTCTTACCGTTTGGCGCAGTCCGCATGACAGGCATGGTCGAAGCCGACTTCGAAGGTGCCTTTGGTGGCGGAGGTGCGGCAGGGGGAGGACTAGCAGTCATAGGCGCGGCTCCTACGCGATCAGGGAATGTAGCTCGCATCATGGCCGAGATACGATCAAGGGTATCTTTTCCACCGCGTGCCATGCCGTATTGAGTGACGAGAAGTTCTTCGGCTTGGATCGCGGTGTCGCGGAGTTGAGTGTCTTCGTTAAACCATTTGTTAGCTGCAATCCACTTTTGCGTGTGGGCATCAGCATCAGGGTCTACATTCTGCGCGGTCTGTAGCTCGGGCAAAGGCTGCTTGCGTGCAGTCTCAATATCGCGGTCAAGAGCTTCTTGTCCGGGCAGGCCATTAAGCTGTTGCACTACAGTATTTAATTTTGTTTGTAACAAAATTTGCTTGTCGAGATCGCCACTCTCGTTGGCTTCGCGGATTTGCTGCGTGAGAATCTGGGTTTCATTCTCAAGGCTTGCTCGGCCAGAAGACACCGCCGCCCGCGTATATTGCAAACGTTGATCTCGTTCTTGTGCGGCACGATCTTTCATCATACGCGCGTATTCAATTGCCGCTTTAGCTTCTTGCTGTGCCAGTTCTTTGGCGCGCCGTTCGGCATTGGCTTTAGCGTGAGCAGACTTGATGCGCTTTTGAACGCTCATGTCATACTTTGCTAGTTCATCTTCGGTTGGGTCTTCGTCTGTCGAGTCCGGTTCTGCGACCGGTTTACCTTCGTCAGCTTCGCCTTGACTAAAAGGGGTTTCGCCGACTTCGACCTGAATATCGTCTAGTTCGAAGTCCGCTTCTTGGGTGTCGTTTTCAAAATCGTCGATGTCATCCATGTGAGCACTTACGCCTTTCTGATTTCGGAGGGGTCTTCGACCGTTGCCTGCACCGCGTCATCATTGATAAGGCGGAACTCGTAAATTTTCCCGTCATCGCCTTTGATCTTCATGCGGCTTCCTGAGAAAGACTGCACGAGTACCCACTGGCCGGGTTCGCAAGAAGGGCCATTAGGGAACCGGCGATGATCTTGATAAGCGGCTGGACCCATAGCGACAACATAGACCACAGGTGAAGCGCTCTGGCTTAGGTCACGTTCTTTGTCAGGGAGGTAGATGCCGCCATTTGTTTTTTCTTCTGCGGTCGGAACCATCACAAGAAGTTTATGGCCGACAGGTTTAGGAATGCGCGGGTCTTGCGTGACTGACAATAGGTCTGGCACGTCCCGCGTATTAGCTGCGGAAGTCAGCATGTTTATTCGTCCTCTGTTTCTTCTGCTAATTGGAGATCGGAGATGATCTCGTGCAACTCTCGTTCAAGCGAGAGAAGTTCTTTGTATTGGCCGCACATGTAGTGATACTTGTTCAGGTCTGTGATACCCGCCAAGATAACTTGTTCCATGCTGGCTTTGCGTTCATCAAGATGTTTACGCAACTTGTCAGTGGCTAGGCTCATTCAGAATCTCCTTTAATGTCTTTGACCGAAGCAGTGCGTTCTTTAAGCTGTTCAGCGGCCTGCTGAACTTTTGCAGCTTGAATACCCGCTTTTGTTCCCTCAACGCGGTCGGTCTGGAGAATTTTCTCAGCCTCAATTCCAAGCTGAACCTGTCTGTCTGCGGCAGCATTTGCGTTCTCCGATTGAATGCGCATCATCTCGACTTGCGCAGAAAGCTGTGCAGCTTCCCCGCGGGTCTCGTCTTGGCGCAGTGCGATCTCTGCACGAAGCTGGTCAGCTTGGTTTTGCTGCTTGAGCTTTTCCGCCTTAAGCTGGAGATCAGCTTCCTTGAGCGCCAACTCTTGTTTCTGTAGCTCGACGATCGGGTCAGGCTGTGGCTCTTGCTGCTGCGCGGCTTGACCAAGTGGAGGCAGTTTGACTTGAGCAGCCATTTGTGCCAGTTGGTTTTCGATGTCAGCGGGTAACGGCTCGCCTGGTGGTGGAAGCTGCATACCCATTTGCTCTGCCATCATCTGACGGTATTGGAACGAGATGTGTTCAGCCAAGTGAGCTTGCGCTGCGGCAATGATTGCAGGGCCGTTCTGTGATTGGCCAACAAACGCTTGGATACCGGGGTTCTCCATTGCCATCATGTGGACAGCAATGTGGGCAGCATGGTCTTGATCCATGTAAGCCTGAACAGATTGTCCCATAAGCAGGGCTTGGTTCTCGCTGATCGGATCACGCTTTGGCGTATCGCCGGCACGCGGGATAAGCGTGTCTACGTCTTCAACGCCAAGGTTACGCATGACGCGGCGGTGAAGTTCTGCTTGATCATAGAGATCAGGCTTCTGTGCGGCTTGTGCTGTGATAGCTTGGTCGCGCAAGATACGCATAGCTTGGGTCGAGGCAGACGGATCAGCGACGCAGACGATGCCGACAGGGATGCGGAAGTCTTCACCCTTGTCAAACTGTCCACCTTCAGTCTCGTAAGCGTAAGGACCGCTCTCGTGCTCGCCAATCAGGCGTGCCACGATGTTGAGTTCGGTAGCAACGGCGTCGGCAGCACGAGCTTGCACGGCGCTCATTACAGACAGCGCACGTTCAAGCACTGCCATCATAGCGCCAGTTGCGGAACCTGTAGCGTCGGAGGCTTTAATGTCGGCGGCAGAGGCGAGTTTCTGCCCCATCTCTGTCAAGCCTTGCAGCAATTGCAAAGACGTGGAATCGACAGGTTTTGACGGCATAAACTGGATATGATCGCCAATTTTAGACCCGTCGATCGTCTCAATATCACGGAACTCGCCCGGTTGGATGGGGTCATCGTTGCGTGAAATCTTCAACCCGCGGGATTTGAAGCCAGAAGGTACGTTATTGAGCGTACCTGCGTCGATCATTTGCTGGAGAAGCGCAGTTCCGGCTTCAGTCAACCCGCCGATAATGTGAATGAGCCCGAGCGGCATACCCCACGGTGAGGGGATGTAGCTATATTCGCTGAAATGCTCTAGCGGTTTCTTGAACTCGTCGTCTTCACGCCAGTTTCGCTTGATCGAGCGGATCGTTTGAGTCTCTTTATCGACAACAACGATGAAAGGGGCCGGAACTTCTGGTTCTTCGCCACCAAACAGGTCTTCGCTATCCAGATATGTGTAGATTTCGTAGACTGTGATGTCTTTATCCAGGTAATTTTTGGTTAAACCAAGCGCTTCTTCGTTCGTATCGTCGGTCGAATTGGAAGTCGGGTAGCCTTGTGGGTCTGGATCGCTAATCCAATCCTCTGCATGTGAGATAAAATTCCACTGGGTCTCGGTTAAGGTCTGCCGGTGGGCGTATCTGTCGCACTCATAGAGGGTTGCTGCGCCATATTGCCGGATAATATCGGTTGCCGGTACGAATTTTGCCTCGTTTTCGCCGCGTGCAGGATTGCGCCTGATCTTCCGATAGGCCGCGCCGCCAAAGGCAGTGGCTAAAAGTGTCTGTTCGAGCCCTGTTTTATAGGACTTCATGACGTAACAGGTCTGGTAATTCAGTTCGTTCTTGATACGGGTGGCGTGAGCGAGGCGTTCTGCGCTCTGCTTACCAAAGACCTTGACTTCTGCCGGACCTGAAGGTGGCATGATCTCGCGGATCGTATCAGATTGATAGCGAACTGCGGCGTCTAGGATCAACGGATGCTTGACAGCAGACGCACCTGGCCAAGGTTCGTTCTTTTCTTCGAGCTTGAGGTTAAGGAGTTTCATCCCTTCTTCAAGCAGCTTGGTCCAGTCGTCGCGCGCTTGGTCGTCAGCTTCTACCAGTTCGATCAGTTCTTGACCGAGCTTGTCTGCGGTGTCTTTCTTCAGGCGATGCGCGAAGTTGTAGGTGTGCGGAAGCTGCTCGAACGGAATAAGATTGTCGTCGATCTCGACTTCAGCAGCAACGACATTGCCTTCAGTGTCCATGATGAAGGTCAGCGCAGGCTGTTCTTCGTCTTCGCCAACTTCAATTGACAGGTCTTCAACAGCCGAATCTTCGACAGGCATGTCTTGCATAAGCGAGCGTATAGATTCGACCAAAGCAGAAGTTCCTTACGATGTGAGGTATCTATGCCACAGTGTGACATTTACCGTCAACCCCCATGGCATAACACGAAAAATGTTATGCTAGTAAAACTTACGACGCAATCTAGAACGGACCAAGGGCTCATCTTCATCGTCGTCTTCGGTCGCCTCGCGATGGCGAAATTCGTTTATCTGGCGCTTAAGCAAATCAAGTGCCGCAGTAGAGCTATCAACTAAGTCATCTGCACTACCTGCTGGAAATTCTGAGAATTGTTCTATGACGAGGTTCGTATCTGGTGCCGGCACATAGCGAATAAACCCTGCCTTGAACAAATCAGTAACAGCGTTTACGCGCGTGATCTTATCGACACCACTCTGTGCTTTAAACTCAACAACTGGAACACCGGCAACGCGCATCTCTGCCATCAGTGGGCGACCAGATGCTTGGGATTCAATAATCACATAATCTGGTTTCCATTCTTTATAGAGTTCTTTCGCGCGTAGCTTAAGCTCTGGAAACTCGACACGATCTTGCCAAGCGTGGAGCAGAACAAGCGCAGGGCGGTTCTCGACTTCCGTTACACCCCATGTCGTACAGGCTGAAGGGTTAGCGTGTTTCTTTGCAGAGTGTGCCGTGTCCCATGACTGAACGACAAAGCTACAGCGCGGTGGTGGTTTGGTTTCACCTGGTTCTGTCCACGGTATCCAGTCGCTAGGCTTGACCATAGCTTGTTCGACTGAAGTTGGCTGCTGCATCTATTGCGCATTCCAGCGCATCATGCCGATGTTATCTTTAACTTTGTTGAGTTCTTCGAGAGACCAATACTCAGGCCATAATGGATTACCGCTCGGCAGAATAGCGGGCATCTCAACGACAGTCCACTCGCCGTCTTTGTCGTCAGCCAAGATACGCCCGATTAGATCGCGCTTTGACCAACGTGTCGCAACCACTACGATCGCGCCACTTGGTTGCAGACGTTGCCGCGGACCAGACTTATACCACTCATAGGTGATGTCATAAATCTCTGGACGCACAAGGCCGATAACGGCTTCGCGTTCGTCGTGAGGATCATCGACGCAGGCTAGGTCTGCGCCCTGACCAGTCATAGTACCGCCGACACCGACCGCATAATACTTGCCTGATTTCGTAGTAGCCCAGTCACCTTTAGCGGTCGAAGACGCATCTAGTTTTGTCTCGGGGAATATCTCTTGATACTCGGGCGACATGAGAAGTGAACGCACTGCCGCACCAAACTGATCAGCAAGTCCTTTAATGTTACAGGCTTGAATAATCTTGCGACTAGCATTCCTGCCGATAAAGTAGGCAGGAAAGAGCTTCGACACATACATCGACTTTGTGTGGCGTGGGGGCAGGGAGATTGCTACACGCTTGAGCTTTCCTTCCGCAACTTGGTCAAGCACTTCGGCTAATCGTTTGTGGTGCTTACCTTGAACGAAAGGACTGCCATCGACGATGTGCCACATACGTTTTGCGAACGCGCTAAAAGATGTCCGACACTTTTCGATCTCTAGTCTGTTGTCATATTCGTCAACAAGGCGCAGTAGGTCTTCTTGCTCTGCTGGATTTAAGAGCATGATGTCTCGTTGACTGATACCTAGCCGCTCTAAGACCTCGTGCATATTTTCTTTTTCCGTTCAGTCTTATAGCGGTAATAAGCCTGTT